ATAATCAAATCCAATCAGGTTTGCGTTGTGGCATACGAAGATAGTTTTCAGACACCCAAGGTTTGGATGCAATATACCTCTTGTATGCTTCAAATGTATCAATAGTATCGTCAAACTTCCATTCCTCAGGCATAGCACGAGCAAATGGAGTCACTTCCGTAATCTTACCTTTAGGAAACAAGTAATATGCATCCACAAGGGTCTTATAACAGGAGTGAGTTTTATTATACCGCAGGCAATACTCATCGGACAAGTTCAATCCCCACTTAATCAACCAGTAAGCATTGTGGATACTCTCCAGTGCCCACTTAGTACAGGGATGATTGCGGAATGCTCCTTTTTCGGTCTTGTAGGGGGTTGCATCTGCCTTAGGAAGAGTGCCGTAACCGTGTCCCCACTTCTCTGATGCCACGATAGAGAGCATTTGACAGCACTCTAGGGGCATCTTGACAATGTGTTTGTCGGGGAGGCAAATGGCACTCTCAGCAGGCCAAGGGGAAGTGACAAAGATGTTCATCAACCAAAAGTAGAATCAGGCTCCAGAGCAATATGATAAGTCACATCAAATGAAGTATTCTTAAATCGTGACAGAAGTTTACTTGAGATGACCACCTCATAGTTTCCAGGGAGAATTTTGATGTTCTCTACCTTGAAATTAAAGGAGAACACTTCATCAGTTTCGCCAACAACCACAGAGAAATCATTGGAGGTATCGTTCTTCTTATCACGAACAACGAGTTTCACCACACCTGCTTCACCAACCACAGACAGGTCAGGAAGTTGATAAACAGCAGCAGCCTTAAGCAGTTTATCAAGTTCTTTGGTATCAAGAAGGAAACAAACATCTTCAGAAGGAAGAGAGATTTCTTTATCAGGAGGAGTGATAATTACGTTAGGGTCAGCAAAGAAATACTTAGAACGAGACTTGCCTTCTTTAATAACCACATAACCATCGTTCTGGAAATCAAGTTCTGCGTTCTGATGAAGATTGAGACCATTCAGAAACTGGTTCAAATCATAGATACCAAAATTCTTAGGGAGTTCTTCTTCAATTGTTGCCTCTGCAAGAATGTTCTTCATCACAGAAATTGTGCGAAGTGTATTTCCTTCCTTAAACAGGATGGATTGATTGATAGAAGAAAAGTTCTTAAGAAGAGTCAGAGTTTTATCAGAGAGTTTCATAGTTTTGTCTTGGATTTTCATAATCAACGGAATTCAGTCAGACCATTATTGATCCGAGAATAATGACCATCAAAGTGAAGCAGAAGCATAGCATAATGGATGACTTTCATCAAGTCACGCTTGTTACGTCCATCTTTGTCACCATAACGACTTCCATACTTAAGAATATTTGCTTGACAAAACCCAGCGGCAAGTTTCTTCGCTGCCATCAAGTCAATAGTTTGGATGTCGTTATAACCATCCTCATCTCCACAGTAGTGACCGTGATAAGTGCTGGTTACATAATCCTGAATGTCTTTCAGAATTTTATCTTCATTATATTTCCAAAGATGATTGGTTGGTTCAGTCATAGTAAATTGTTTTTCAACACGAATTGTATCTGGTTCAGAACCAGTGGATACAAGCCACTCGGTTCCAAGTGTATCAGTCAGAGAATAAGGATACTCGTCCATAATAAAAGGGGGGAGATAGTTTTACCTCCCAACATCATATCAGTTATCTTGAGATTCGTCAACAGGAAGTTGGAAATCAGCATCTACCTTATCATAAAGTTCGATAAAAGCAGTTTTAGTTTCATCATCAAATCGTGCGGTGCAAACATCGATGGCCTTTGCTTTGTTACCAAAGATGCTATAGGCACGAACGATATGAACCAAACGGCGAGTGCTGATAATTTCCTCAATACCACCATCATAGAATGTCTTGCGGATAATATCTGCCCAGTCTACAAGACGCTTGCAGAATTCACGGTCTTCTACTCCAAGGTCCAGAGCAACACCCTCAAGGATTTTCTGTTCGGTTGAGGGATTGGGATAAGACTGTTCGAAGGTCACAGGGAAACGCTCTAGGAATGCCTCATTAAGCACATTGGTGCCGATGAAGCGGCCGTCATCAGAACCCTTACCCTTAGTGTTAGCAGTAGCAATCACATTGAATCCAGCAGCAGGTTTTACCCAACGGCCAATTTTCTTCAGGAAGACACCCTTTCCTTCAAGGATGGATTGTAGGCACAGAATCTTGTTGCTAGCGAGGTCGATTTCGTCAAGAAGCAGGATTGCTCCTCGCTCCAATGCCTCAATGACGGGACCGTTGTGCCAAGCAGTATTCCCATCAACAAGGCGGAAACCCCCGATAAGATCGTCTTCATCAGTTTCAATAGTAATGTTTACGCGAATCAATTCACGCTTAAGTTGAGCACAAGCTTGCTCCACAGAGAACGTTTTACCATTACCCGAAAGACCCGTAATAAACGTAGGGTAAAAAAGACGGGACTGAATAATTTTCTTAACATCAGCGAAGTTACCAAAGCGGACGAAGGTATCATCTTTTTCAGGAATGAGATTTTGTTCTACATGAGGAACCACAGAAGGTGCTTGGAAAGTGCGTTCGATTTCTTCTACTTTTTGTTGCGTCACTTCAAGGTTCCATTTGCCACGACCAGTTTTAAAGTCATCAATTTTCTTAGTTACCGTCTGATAGTTTGCATCATTCATATTACACCAAGCACGAATATCTGCGCTGGTAATATTATTACCATAAAGTGCTTGCAGAGAAGTGCGGATGTAATCGGAGGAGAGTGCCATGTGCGTTTCGTTTTAACATAGCCATTATAGATCAAAAAGGGCCTCTAGGGCCTCCCAGTGGTCAGTTCGCCAACTGGTTCTTGAGTTTCTCAAGGTAGTCAGCACTAGCAATATGACCTGTATAACCAGGATAGTATTTCTCAATCAGTGCAGGGATGCCTAAAGCAGTAGTTGCACTATTACATTTAACCCAAATTTCTTTGGTATCGTATTTAACGACGTGTTCAAGTGGGAATTTAGTTTTCATAAATCAATCAAGTTCTCCAAGGGCCTTTGCTTTACGTACTTTATTTGCCCGCAACTTACCTCCAGGATAGTTTCTCTCATCGTTACCTTCAAAATCAGGATCCACATTTGCACGATGTCTTGCCGCTCTCTCTGGAGATGCTTTATCGGCATGAATACCTGCCCTGCGAAGAGGAGATGTCTTTTCTGCTTCTCTTTTATCTTTTTGCTTCTGGCGACTTCTTTGCTTTTTGAAGTCTTTCATAGTCATACCTTCTGCTATGACCATAAACTCTTGGAATGTCTTCATGCTACCAAAGAGATAAATTCTCCCAATACTTTTTTATTTAGTTTCTTGGTCTTCAGAGATTTTACAAAAGCAGTTTTGATTTGAGATTTAGTAGCATCTTCAGCAACCTCAAACTCAGAATCTTGAGCTAGTGCAGTTGCTGACATTCCAAAGTAAGCATCATAACCAGAATTCGTAATAGTAAAACTACGAAGTTTCTTCCAATCACTTTGGATTTTTTCCCATTGTTTGTCGGTTTGAGAGTGATAAAGTTGAATAAATCGGATTGCAGAACGAGATTCCAGAACACGAATACCAATAAAGTTAGTAGAAGGAAAACTATCCTTCAGGTTACGGAGAAGAGTATCCGTGAAAGCATGATATCCATATCCAACTTTATAAGTGGTTCCAAGTTTACGGTCACGTAAGAATGTAGTATCAGCATAAACATAACCAGTACCAAGAACTGGTTTTTCAGAGTAAGAACGACGAACTTCTTTATTATAGACAAGTTGATTTGCCTCACCGTCAGTCAAAACAATACACTGAACTTTTTGAACTTTATTCTCCTTCTGAAACTTAGGGAGAATCTGGTGAAGAGAAATAAGTGCCTCATTTAGAGGAGTGCCTGAAAGAGCCATCCTATTTGAATAGGTATAAGGAGAGGTAGAATACCGAGCAAAACAAAAAGCAAGACGCCAGATATTCAGAAGTTGATGTTCCAATTCCTTACCATTAACTTTACTTGTAAGAATGTTCATCATTGAGAAAGTTTCATCTACAACTAGCAAACTTTCTTTCCTTTCGTAATGAGGAGTACGGTCTGCAGGAAGAAACTGGTCGGTTTGATAATCATATTCACCACGACGCCATTCATTAGTGAAAGCATAAACCTCAAAAGGAATAGAAACCTTCTTACAGAACCATACAAGATTAAAGAGTTGCTTACAAGTATCAAGCATAACATCTGACATAGAACCACTCCAGTCAAGCACAAATACCAGACCATGATTCTTACCGTCAGGAATCACAGAAACCTTTTTAAAAAGGTCTTCATTATATTTGTAAGTGTGAAGACGAGCAGTATCGAGAACACCAGTGCGAGAAGTTGTTGCACGGGCATACTGGTCTGCAGATTTACGACACTCAAACTCCTTTACCAAGTAACTAACTTCTTTTTGAGCTGAAGACTTAAACTTCTTAAACTCAGTATCACATTCTTTATAAAGATTTACTGGAGCAAATTCCTTATCCTTAGCATATTCATTATGAAGTTTCTGCTGATACTCAAATGAATGATTGATTTCAGAATGAACATCGGAGTTCTTGGCAATAACAGTATTGAGATTTAATTTAGGAACTTCAACATAGATATTTTCATATGCCTCATTTCCAACAAGATTACGAATCTTTTCTTCTAGAGAATCTGCAGTCCGAACTTCAGGTTCCTCTTTCTCTTCAGTAGAATTTACTGGAGTTTGTTCTCCCTGAGCCGTACCACCATAAGAACCTTCATCCTCCCTAGGTTGGGAGTTTTCACTCTCACCATCTTGTTCTGAAGAGGAGTCATTATTCTCTACAATTTCATTAGCAGGGGACTGAGAATTTCCTTGTTGCTGATGAGAATCAAAATCAGCAACCTTTTGTTGTTGTTCTTTTTCTTTCTTACAATACTTATAGAGTTCTTCTGCAGCAATCAAAACATCAGAAAAAGTTTCAGATGAAGTAATCAGACTGAGGATTTCCTGTTCTTCTGGTTTGAAATCCAAAGTGATAAAGTTTCCAACCTTGAAGTAAAGATTTACACGGTCAGCAAGATTAAAACTTGAAACATCTTCATCCTCAATCTGAAAGAAATCATCTTCGTTCAGTTCTTTGTATCCGTTGAAGAAAGTTTTAGCAAGTCCTGCATACTTGCGCTTCATCAGTTTCTCTACACGGGCATCCTCAACCACATTCACAAACTGAGGAGGAACCTGAACTTTATCCAACCAATCCTCATCAGGGGTGAAGAGGGCGTGGCCCACTTCATGACCCACCAGAAGGTCATAGACTGTATTGCTTGCCTTCTCCCACAGGGGAAGTGTCAGAACACGAGTATGGACGTTAAAGCAGGCAGTAGAGACCTTCTTGTGCTCCACCACCAAATCCTCAGTGGCAAGCAGTTTGGCAAGTTGAGATTTGATTTCGTGGCGAACGGGCATTGGTTTCGTTTCGTATGTGGCCATAATAAAACGAAAGGTCGCCTTTTGAGCGACCCATGTGCTGCTTTTTAAACTGGGCTAGTCGTGCTTTTGCTTGCCTCAGTGCTTGCGGTTTAAGTTTTCGTTTCTGAGGTTTCCCAGAGTTGTGTTTCCAGTTTGGGACTTGCATTGTTCTTTGGTGGTTCAGGCCACCATACGTGAAAAACCTTTGACTTTCTCAAACTTTATGACACTCTCAAATCTGTCCTCTAGTCCAGTTTTATGGGAGATGACAAAGATGTTAGCATCTTTAATCACATAACGAATAATCTTAAGGAACTCTTCGGTTCCAAATCCATCAAGTGAAGAATCAAACACCTCATCCATAATCAGAAGATTTGTATTAACTGAGTTCTTCATTCTTGCAACTTCCCTCCAGGTGAAAAGAAGTGCCAGATCAATTCTCATCTTTTCACCTTCACTAAAGGAAGCATATGAGAAATCTTCGTGAATGGGAGACTGGACGGTTTCGTTAAACTCCTCATCAAGAGTAAAGTTAATATAGAAGTCCATCATTTGCAAGTAGCGATTAACTTGCTGATTGATGAGAGGCAAATACTTCTTGATGATTTTGGATTTAACTCCACCGTCTTTAAGCAAACTATACGAAAAATCGTAATAGTTGATTGTGTCTTTTTTGGAAGCGAGTTCGTCGTATGTAGTTTTTAAGTTTTTATTGAAGGATTCTAACTTCTCATGTTCAGTATTTCGATTTGCAAGTTGTTCGGTAATTCTTTGAATTTCCGATTCCAGACTTCTGATTTGTCTTTGACATCCAGAAATCTTAACATTGTTTTGAGAAATGCCATTCGTTAGTTTCGAAATCTCCTTCGATAGAGTATTGAATTGACGCTCTCGCTCCTCTTCCTCTTTAATTGCCTCCTCTAGTTCTTTATAACCAGATTGCAACTCCTTTGCCTTATCTTGAGCGTCGTTAATTCTATTTATTCTGAACTCTTCATCAATGGACTGGGTGCATGTAGGGCATACCGTATTCTCAGTGAAGAACTTATGCTCTTTAGTAATAGTAGATACTTTCTGAGAGATTTTACCTTTAAGATTTCCTAGCTTGCGAAGTTTATCTGTAGCCCCCACATAATCTTCAAGTTCTTTTTGTAAGGTATATAAACCCTCTTCTACTACAGCATTATCAACCATATAAACACCAACTTCCCTATCGAGATTGGCAATCTTTTCTTTATTGGCATTTATATTGGCATTACCACGATTTTCAAGTTCTTCAATAAAACTTTTCTGCATTTGGACTTTATCCAAAAGAGATTCTTTCTTAAGTTCAAGGACTTTAATATCTTCCTTTACAGAACGAATCTTTTCTTTGATGAGCGTATTCATTGAAGAAAAGATTTTAATGTCAAGCAAATCTTCAATCACTTCTCTACGATTTGCGGCAGACAGTTGCATAAAAGGAACAAAAGTGCTAGAACCCAGAATCACAATCTGAGTAAAAGACTTATAGTTCATTTTAAGAACATTTTGCTCTAACCACTTTTGCTGGTCCAGTGCAGCTGCAGACTGGTCCAAAGCACTATCATTTCTCCAAATTTCAAAGATAGCAGGTTTGATTCCCCTTACAACTTTCCACTCAGTTTTACCAATAGAAAACTCAACCTCAACACGACAATCCTTTTCATTTACAGAATTGATGAGTTGGGGCTTATTAATTTTACGAAAAGGCTTTCCAAATAAAGAAAACGTAAGTGCATCCAAAACAGTGGACTTACCCGCACCATTTGTTCCGATGATTAAATTTGTCTTATTCTTTGTAAAGTCAACTTCAGTGTATTGGTTGCCTGTACTTAGAAAGTTTTTCCAACGAATAGTTTTAAATAAAATCATGTTCAATATCAGGAGGAATCACAATATCATCTGGAGTAATAACAGTATACATGTAATCGTGCAGCTCGCAAGTTTTGATTATAACCTCATCTTCTATTTCAATCACATGCATTTCAGGACAACCGTTTTCTTCTAGCATCATAGCATATCGAACGGCATCATCTTCTTCTTGGAAGAGGTAAAGAATCTGTTCCCCGTCATCACTGGTTACTGAATATGCACCTTCGGTTTCTCTGCCATTGATTGTTATAATAAACATTTTAAACTAGTTCACATGCTTCTTGATAAATTTCTTGAATTACTTTTTGTACAATTGATTTATCAAGATTGATTTCTGCCTCCTCAATATATCTATTCAAGATAGAAAGGGTGTCTTCTGATTCAAATGCCTCAAAATCTTCAGCTTCATTGATTGTAAAGTTTTCTACAATTTTGAGTTCAGCAACACCAGCAGAGTATAACTTATCTACGAATTTCTCAAACTTTTTAGAATCTGATTTTTTGCGAACAATAACTTTCACAATTTTATTTTCATACTCACGAGTATCAAAAGTTTGATAGTTAGTATCCTCATAGTAAATGTTATAGAACAACCTGAAAGGATTATTAACAGGTTCGTGAGTTACTGCTTCAGTATCAAAAATATGAAAACCTCTGGTATCTCCTACATCGGTCCAGAACATTTCATATGGATTACCCAAGTAATATACTACCCCATTATCCGATCGAGTGTGATAGTGCCCCGAATAGACCCTGGAGAACTTACCAAATAGTTTGCTCTCCAAACCATGCTCCATGAGGATTTGTCGATTAACTCTAAATCCTTGGAGTTCAAGGTGCCCCATCGCACACGGGCAAGTTGTCTTTTCAATAAGTTTAAGAGTATTTGCTTCATTTTCTTGATTAATCCAAGGTATAAAAAGTGTAGGTAGTTGGCCCAACATCACTTCAGTTGGTTCGGAGTAAACAGTTACATTGTCATATTCACGTAAAAGCAAATCGACTGCATTTACTTCGTTAGTATTTTTATAGTAAGCAGTATGATTACCAACAATCGTATGAACCTTTACTCCCATCTCCTTAAGACGGTCATAATAGTTATTCTTAGCCCAAGATAATGCAGAGAAATCAATACCCTTACGACTATCAAAAGTATCCCCCATATCTACAACAGTAGTAATCCCATACTCTTCAAGCGTTGGGAAAAATACATTATTATAAAATTTTAGGAAATAATCATGAAAGAGTTTAGAGTTCTTTCTCGCACCAAAGTGCTGGTCGGTAATAATAGCAACTTTCATCAATAACGAAGCTTACTGTGGACTCCATCCTTGATGCTATTATAGTCGGAATAGTTGCCGCCGTCAACATTATTGTCATCAGTGAATACTTCAGAGAATCCAGAACGCTCAAGAATCTTGTTCTTGATTTCTAGTTGACGCTTTTCTCTTTGAATTCTGCGGAGGAAAGCATAGTGAATGATTTGAGTAAAGTATGCAAAAGGATTTTGCGACTTCTCTGGATTGAAATTATGAATGTATTGAACGCAATTCTCAATCCCATCAGAAATCATATCTTCCTTAAACATATAGTTTACAAAATTTGGTTTGAAGGAAAGGTGATTAGCAATCTTTAGGAAACACTCTCCAATGTAGCGAGGAATAGGAGGTTTTGGTTTCCCTTGGATTTCTGCAATTTCTTTATCTTCACGATACTTAATTAGAGCAGCAAGAAACTCTTTGTTGTTTACGTAATGCTCTGACCTCTTTCTTTTGGTCATGACTGCTGTGGTAATCATAAGTTTTTATCATTATTATGTATAAATTATACCACTGAAACAAATACTTGACAAGGTATTCAAATGTTGATACAATTACCTTTGTCGAGGTTGATAAGATTAGATTTAGCTATTTTTATAAAGCTTTTCTAATATCTCCTTAGCATCATTAACGTTGGCAAGATATCCCATTCTTCGAGTGAGTTTGGGTTGATTTAGTTTTTCCTTATCACTCTTTCTAATGTAATCTTGATACATTACTATCATTTCAATATCAGATGACTCAGACAAAGTAATCACATTATCCATGTCTATAATAAACATATCATCTGTTGTTGTTTTAAGCCATGGTTCTACTTTGTATCCGACTATTCCTTGCTTACTTTTAATTTCGGATACAACTATTGGATTAGAAACAATAAGTAAAGTTCTATCTCCTTCATCAGATGCTGATATCTTAGCAAATATTTCTTCACCTGATTTTAATTTAACTGTTGCATAAAAATCATCTTCCATAGTTATTTCTTTTTTAAATTAATGGTGATTATTTCATAGTTAAAATTCTCTTCATTGTATATTTTAATTCTTTCAATAAAATGATTTAAGGTATAATTTCTTCTGGAATTAGTAGTGCAATCATCTGATATATCATATAAGATTGCTTTTATTTTGTTTTTTCCCTTTCTAAGAACTCTTCCAATACTTTGAAGATTTCTGACTCTGGATTTACTTGGAGAAGCAAAGATAACATTATGGAGATTTTTAATATTGATACCAGTAGAAAAAGTTCCATAAGAAGCAACAATTATTGCATCATTTTCTCTTTCAGTAATTTCTCTAACCAGTTCTCTTTCTTCAGCATCAACTCCGCCATGGACGAAAAATACTTTTCTATCACCTCGCTTTTTAGTATTTATCATTTCATACAATATTGCACCATGAGATTCTACTCTGCTGAATAAGACAAGAGTATTTCCTTTTAAATCTAAGGTTAAATTGGTTATGAATTTATTTCTCTGTTCATGAGATATTATATACTGTATTTCATCTTCATAAGTTTCAAATTTCTGTGGATCATGCTTTAAAACTAGGCATTGAATATCTAATTGAGAGAGATGGCCCTGCTTCATCAGTTCATCTGTCCTAGTAACTTTGTATGATGGGCCAAATAATCCCTCTAAAACCCATTTGTGAGTTTGAGTTCCGTCCAGAGTTCCAGTGAAACCAAATCTATATTTTGCATGATGAAGTTTGGTCATAATTTGAATAAGAGATTTACTCTTGAACAAATGTGCTTCATCACCTATAATGCATCCATACTCTTCAAAAAAAGAACGCTCTAATTTATATACTGATTGCCATGTTGTGATTGTCACTGGGGCATCATTAATTTTTTCTCTTCCCGAATAGATACGGTGACAATATGACTCAGCATCCCAACCATAATCTAAAAAATCCTTGTACATCTGCTCTACAAGAGATGTCGTTGGAACAACTAAGAGAATTTTTTGTCCTCTATCTACATAATACCTTACAAGGGAATAAATCATCAAGGATTTTCCTGAGGCTGTGGGTGATATTAATAATTTTCGGTTATGTCGTAGAGCATCGTATACTCCCTCTACTTGATACTTACGAGGAGAATGCGAGCAAATAGACTCCATATAACCTTTCACACCCTCATATGTAATTTCGTCATTTACTTCGAACGGAATTCCGTAGAATTTATTATCTTCAAACTTATAAGTGTATCCATATTGCTTACAGAAAGATACAATCTTATCCAGCAAACCAACATAGATTTGCTTTGATCTCATATCATACAAATGAATTTCCCCATTCCAATTCCTTCCACGATATTGGGGCATAAACTTTGCATTTGGAACCTCAAATTTAAAATGGTCTCTTAACTCATATTCAATATGAGGTTCCGTATTAATTTTTAAAAATACTTCGTTAGACTTAGAAATAATAAGATTTGCTGTCGTATCAATCACACATACCCATTCATCTGTGAGTATTTATTCTTTATCTTTCGGAAAGTGAAATTTGTGATGAGCAATTACTCGATACAGTTCTGTCTTTATTTTGTCTGCATGTTTATATTCCCAACTCAATTGATCCAAACCTTCCATATATTTTTCTATAGCAGTATATTGTAACTGTATATCTTCTATCATAAAATTTAAAGATATATTTAGCCTAATTGGATCATCTTCTTCCATTATCCTAATCCAGAGTTAAATCTCATAAATTCAATTGCATTTTTGATTTGATAAGTCCTATTTTGTATCACTTTTAAAATACTTTCAATATAAACAAGCATTGTGTCATAATAATCTATTTTTAAGCAAACTGTTGAAAGTTTTTCATCGGCATCAAGATACTTTTGCATTGTATCTTTGTCTCTGATTTTTTTTGGAAATGGATTTTCTACATAAACATCCGGATCAGCCTTTCCTGAATAATATTCATATCTCTCGTGTCTAATATTTCTTTTCTGCTGTTCTGCTTTCTTCCTTAGTAGAAAGATTGTATTGTATAATTCAAAATATTTTGCATGAAGAACTGGGATATTCAAAGATTCTGTATGTAAATTGTCCGGGTCTATTTTTGAATCTTTAGTCCACATTTCTTGAATTTTATCAAGATCAATGCTCATAGCGGATTTCCATTCAAATCAGTTATATTGAATATAGTATACTTGAAAGATACCTCTGCTGTAAAGTAATTGATATCTGTATCAGAAGAATCAAATTGTAGAGTGGACAAATTGTAAGGAAACAAGTCTTTGAACTTAATTAAAAAATTTGCGTTTTGATTGCTTGTTAGTACTGTCAGCGTTCCATCTGAGTATAAGTTTAACTGTCCTTTTTTGGGTTGTTGTAAATTTGGATTTGATTTTTGAAATCTGTATATATCTTCAAGAGATTCTGGAAAACCAAGTCCTCTTATCCAATTTGAAATCTCATTATAATTTTCTAAATCTTCATCAACTAAAAACCTTAGAGTAAAATCTTCGAAATCTATTTTTTCTCCTGGTTGAGGAATATCCCTCAAATAGTTGGATTGATATGCAACCCCTAGAGTTAGTCCGGGAATATTTGCCGAATTGCTAAAAAATGTAGTTTTTGGAGCCCTATTCAATATAAACTTAAATCCAGTAGGATTAAGGAAATTTCTATTCTGTATTTGATTCTTAAAAGAATTCGTTACCATTTTTTCTAATTATTTAGATAAAAAAAGAGGGTCCGAAGACCCTCTCGAATAACTCAGTGAGTTTAAATCACATGAGGTTCTTAACCGCAACTCTTCTGTAGTAACGGTTCTGGTTGGTCTGAAGACGACCGAGACCCTGATTGGTGCCTTCTGCGTATGGATTAGCAACGATACCATAACGAGTCTTAAATCCAATCTTAGGCTGGAAGCTGTTCTCACCAACGGCACGAACCATTTGGAGAGGAACATAAGGACAATAGAAGAGTCCAGCGTCATAAGGTGAAGAACCCTTATAACCGACAACATAATACTGGTTGCCAGGAGTTCCGTTAGCGGAAGTCAGGTTAGCAGCATATGGGTCGATGTATACGCGGAACTTGCCCATTAGAGTACCAGCAAAGGTGTTGCCAGTATCATCAACGTTCAGGTTAGCGTTGAGTGCAGGGGTGTAGTCGAGAACACCAGCCATGGTCAGTGCTGAAGCAACGTCAGCAGAGCACATGATGATGTTGCCCTTTCCGCGACGAGTTCTCTGAGCGATTGCGTTAGCATCACGCTCAATTTGGAACAGAAGACCCTTGAACTTCTCAACAGACCAACGACCGTTTGAGTCGATGTCCAGGTCAAAGATACCAGGAGTTGCAACGTTTTGTACTGCACCCTGTTCTGCAACCTTGTAGATGGTTCTGATGACTTCGCGGTTGATTTCAGCAAGAATTTCGCTAGAAAGAATGTTAGCGAGTTCTGCTTCAGCATTCAGACCGTGAATTGCCTTCAGATCCTGAGCAAGCTCAAGGCTGTATTCTGCCTTCAGAGCGCGGCTCTTAGCAGTAACAGTGATTTTCTCGATTGAGAAAGCCATCTGGTTGAATGCATCATTACCTGTACCGTCCAGGTTTTCTGCATCACCAGTAGCAAGACCCTGACCGACATTATATGCGGTTGAGGTTGCGG